TATAGAGATAAATCAAGGACCGGCATTGATGAGTGAACCCATGAAGGAACTTGAAGCCAGGATTGCGGCTAAACAGATTTGGCATAACGGAGACCCGGTATTGGCCTGGATGATATCAAATGTTGTTCTGAAGGAAAGCAGGGGAGGTCCTGTTAAATATTACTATCCTACAAAGAGCAATATCGAAAACAAGATTGATGGGGCTGTGGCACTGATCATGGCCATTGGCCGGGCCATGCTTCACAAGGACACGAAATCGGCTTATGATGGACTCACAGCAGAGGAAATCAAGGCGAGGATGATGATATGAAACGACAACAGTTAATAGACCCTGAATGGCATTGCAGTCGATGCGGTAAGAAATTTGTCCCAATCTGGTGCTTGGCCCAAAACCATATATTGCATAGATAAAACCGGCGGCGGGTAAAACCGTCGCCAAATAAAAAGGAAATATCCACAAAATGATTACTGGCTGGAAGAAAATAACTGAACATACTGGATTTTCTAGGAATACCATTGTTAAATTAATCAAAGAAGAAAACTTTCCCGTCCAATATATTGCCACAAAACCTACTATAACAGACCAGGCCATTAATGAATGGTTTAAAAACCGCCTTCCAAAATCTTCACAAATCACTAAATAAAATCATTGTCAAGTCTTTTTTGAGTTCATAGTTATGTCACCAGGTGTCACCAGGTGTCAAACTGAATTTTTCTGAAAAACCCATGATATAATATCCCCAATTAATTTAATTATTACAATATTTTCATTTAATTGGGGAATTTATGTGAGTTTCTTCGGAAAGATTAAACGATTTTTTGGCCTCAGTCTGACCGATGAGAAGAGTTGGAACCAATCACTTTGGAATCTTTATGGTTCCCAATCCCTATCCGGTGAGATTGTCACTGAGCAGACCGCCCTCACCTATTCCGCCGTTTACAATGCCATTTCCCTGATCTCCGGCACCATCGGAGCCCTCCCTCTTCACCTCATGCAACGCAAAGGCGAGACAAAACGAATCGCCGATGATCGGAAGCTTTACTCCGTAATGCACGATCAATGGAATCCCTATATGAGTGCAATGGATGGGCGGGAAACCATGATGGCCCATATCCTTGCTTGGGGCAATGGGTATGCCGAGAAGGTGGTCAACGGTTACGGGGAAGTGATCGAACTTTGGCCCATCACTCCTAATCGTATCACCCCCGAAATGCAGGACAACGAATTGGTTTACAGGATCAAGATGGATCGGAAGGCGGATATCATTCTTGGTCGTGACAAGATTCTCCATATCCCGGGGCTCGGCTTCGATGGTTTTATTGGTTATTCGGTTGTGGCCATGGCACGGAAATCCCTCGGTCTCAGCATGGCCCTTGAAACCTTCGGGTCCCTCTATTTCGGGCAGGGGACCCATCCGGGAGCAGTGGTTACCCATCCAAACCAAGTGAAAGACCACGCGGCTTTTAAAAAAGCAATTACCGAAGTCTATTCAGGGCTCGGAAAATCTCATCAACTCATGCTTCTTGAAGATGGTATGAAGATAGATAAAATCGGAATCCCTCCAGAAGATTCCCAATTTCTCGAAAGCAGGCAATTTCAAATCCCGGAGGTAGCCAGATGGTTTAATCTGCCTCCGCACAAACTGAAAGACCTTACGAAGTCCTCATTTAACAATATTGAGGCCGAAAATTCATCTTTCGTTATCGATTCCCTTCTGCCTTGGCTTGTTCGCTTGGAGCAGAACTATCACATGCAACTCCTGACAGCCAGCGATAAGGCCATGACCGGGCGTGGACGCCTATATTTCAGGCATATTGTGGAAGGATTATTGCGGGCAAATTCCAAGGATAGGGCAGAATATTACAAAATTATGGTTTCCTCGGGGTTGATGACTCCAAATGAAGCGAGAGATAAAGAAGACATGAACCCCAGCAGCAGTCCTTTCGCCGACGAACTTTGGATGCCAACCGGGTTAATCCCATTAAGCAAGTTTGAGGATTATCTCGCCAAGAACACCGGCAAGCCACTGGAACCTGAAAAGATTCCAGCTCTTGAGATAGCAGAACCCAACCCAGTTAATAAAACTTTGAAGTTGCTTAAATAGCATAATAAGGAGGTTTGATTATGAAGTGGTACAACATTATCAATAAGGCTGACCATGCAGAGGTGTGGATTTACGAGGAGATCGGAGAAGATTATTGGACAGGAGGCGGAGTAACTGCAAAGAATTTTCAAAAAGAACTGGCCGCGATCAAGGCACCGCAGATTGATCTCCATATTAATAGTCCAGGAGGAGTCGTTTTTGAAGGAATCGCGATTTACAATCTTTTGAGACAACACCCATCGAATGTGACTACTTATATCGATGGACTCGCGGCTTCTGTTGCCTCAGTTGTTGCACTTGCCGGAAATCATATCATTATGGCCGAAAATGCCCTTTTCATGATTCATAAAGCATCTGGAATAGTAGTAGGAACCTCGGATGATATGCGTGATTTTGCAGGGAAACTCGACAAAGTAAATGATTCAATCGCAACGACTTATATTTCAAAGACTGGAAAGGAAGAGCCGGAAATCAATGACATGATGGCCGCAGAAACATGGATGAATGCGGATGAAGCATTGGAAGCTGGTTTTGTTGATGAGATTTCCGGGAAGATGGATATGGCAGCATGCGCCAAATTCGTTCCCGTTATGACAAAGTTGGGATTTAAAAAGGTCCCAGAAACGTTTAACCCTAAACAGACGCCTTCAGCAAAAGAAGCAGAAAGAGCCTTGCGCGATGTAGGGTTCTCGGTAAAGACTGCAAAGGCCATTCTTGTAAAAGGACTTTCGGATGATTTGCGTGATGTAGATCCCCCAGAAGATCCCGATCCGGTTCCTGATCCTCTGCGCGATGTAGAGCCAAAGAAACCGATCACGAATGACAAGACGCAGGAATTGCTTATTAAGGCCGATTTAGCGTCACAATAATAAAAATTAGGAGGTAAAACAGAATGAAAACAGTTACACAGTATAAAGAGGATATCAAGGTCCTCATGGACAAAGTGGCATCAATGGATGCAAAGGCCGTCGCCGAGAATCGGGACTTGATCGATGCTGAATTGAATGTCAAAAATGAGATGTTGGATACGGTGGAGGAGTATCGGAAAATAGTTGTTACCTTGGAGCGTCAACAGAGAATCCATGATTCCCTGGAAAAGCCGGAAGTTCCGCTGACCGTTGCAAGAACAGGAAAGATCATTTCAGCACAGGAGAAGAGGGACCGATTTGGTTCCTTTGGTGAGCAGATGTCCGCTGTCATGAATGCAGGTCTCCCCAATGGGGTTGTTGATCCGAGATTGAGAATCCATGCAGCCGCTGGATCTGGTTTGAGTGAATCAGTTCCTAGCGATGGTGGGTTAATCTAAATGCCAGAAGCCCACGTAAAACCTTTCTATTTGCTGGAAACCCCTTTAGAGCCTGTGCGTCTTCTTAGGGAACAGAGCACAGGATTGGGCAATCAGCAGGCAACCCTTGAAGAACTTGCATGGTTAGCAGGTATTATTGACGGAGAAGGATATATCGGTATTCAGTTAGAAAGGATTCGCAAACATTCTGTAGTAAGAAGGGCAACAGTTGGACTTCAAATTTCCAATACAGATGAGGATATTGCATTGAAAGCGGTCTTTATAATTAAAAAAATTGGAGCCAATCCATACTTGAAAATTGATAAGACTGCCCTGAAAAAGACAACGAAAAAAATAGTTTATGTTGTCGTTATCCACAGAATGGCTGTTTTGCTTAAAGTTTTAAAACCTGTTCTTCCCTATTTAACAGGTAATAAGAAAATGAGAGCAGAACTTATAATTGAATTTTGTGAATCAAGACTGAAAAATTTTATATGCGGAAGTCATACAAAGAACTTCTATACCGACAGAGAACTTCAGATCATTGATGGATGCTTACCTCTTCAAAAAAGGGGAGCCTCAGAGGCCATACGAAAGGCGGAATTGGAACAAAGTCGATTTCTCAGACTTAAAGATGAAAGCCGGAGAGATAAAAAATCCGGTCGATTTTGTTCATATCAAGATTCCGATGATATGGTCCGCCCTTTTGCGAAAGCATAAGGAAGCTGCGTTCTGGTGCAGCAGGATTTTTCGACTGAACTTTTACAGGAAGTTTTCCAAACCGGGATTCTTGCATCAAGATGTCGTCGGATTCCTATTAGCGGAAATGCTAACAGCATCAAGATAAACGGAATCGATGAGACCTCCAGGGCTTCAACCCGTTACGGTGGAATTGTGGGTTATTGGGAAGATGAGGCCGCCGAGAAAACTAAGAGCAAACCGAAGTTCAGAAAGATCGAACTCAATCTTAAGAAGCTTATCGGTCTTTGCTATGCAACTGATGAACTCCTTGACGATGCGGCAGCCCTCGAAGGAGTTATTCGGACCGGGTTTGTTTCGGAATTCGGGTTCCTTCTGGATGATGCGATTATCAATGGAACCGGGGTCGGGCAACCTCTCGGTATTCTCAACGCTGGATGTCTGGTATCAGTGGCCAAAGAAACTGGCCAACATGC